CAAAAATTGAATTCACAACGCAGCGCCCCAAAGAAGGAGGCTAGCTAATGAGTATAGATACCAACGCAGAAATAGACTCTACCCCAATGGATGACTCTATTGCAGAGGTTAATAATGGTCAAACTGAAGACGCCTTGCTGGCTGACATTGTACGAAATTCTGATTTCGTAGGATCTCTACCCACTGAGCAGGTACCTGAGTTAGACCCGGAAGAATCAAATGAAGAAGACCCAGAATCATTTGAGGAAGCCGATAGCGAAGAAGTTGAAGAGGATGTCGAAGAAGAAGAAGCCGATACAGAAGAAGAAGATGCCGACGATGAGTCCGCTACCGATGAATCTGATGTGTATGCTACTGAAGACTTAGACTTAGAAGCTAAAGTTGTTGTCAAAGTTGACGGCGAATTTACTGAAGTTTCTTTTGGTGATCTTATTAAAGGTTACTCTACTGAACAACATCTTTCTAAAAAGGGTCGAGAACTTGGTGACGCAAGAAAAGAATTGGAAGAAGAATATCAAACTAAAGTAGAAGAGCTTAGTGTAATGTCTAAAGCATCTGCAGCTGTTTTATATTCTAATGAACAAGCGTTAGCAGCAGAATACCATGAGCTTGAAACAAAAATAGATAAGGCTCGTAAAGATGGTGATACCTATGAGGTAAGTGAACTCAAAGATAAGCGTGAGCAAGTCCAGAAAAATTATTGGGGTGCTCGTAAACAACGCGAAGGACTTGTAGAACAAATCTCTAAACAGGAACAAACAACGAATGAAGGTGAGTGGAAAGAGCAGCTAGAATACTTTAATAAAACTATTCCTACGCTAATCCCTGACTTCAATGAGGAAACTGCTGGAGCAATCCGTGCATTTGCTATTGAAGAAGGAATCTCTCCAGAAGTTTTAGATTCGATTGCTGATCCTATTATTGTTAAGTTTGTAGATGATTATCGCAGACTAAAGCAAGGTGTTACTAAAGGCGCTGTTAAACGTAAGTCAACTCCAGCTAAGAAAGCCCCACTTCGTAAAGCAAAGTCCGTTAATAAACAAAAAGAGGATGCACGTGAAGCTACTCGTAGGCGCACACTAAGTGGCCAAGCTTCACCCGAAGAAGAAAAGGATTTCTTAAGATCTCTTGCCGAACGCTCTTTAAACTTATAATACCTTGGAGGGTATATAAAAATGTCAAGCACACTCGGTGTTCGTGGCACAGGCGGACCACAAGGTCCAGCTCGTGGCACCGGCAAAGATGTTTCCCAGCGGGAAGATCTAGCCAACTTCATCACAATGATTACTCGTGATGAAACTCCTTTCATGTCATCTGTTGGCAAAGCTAAAGCAACTGCAATTTATCACGAATGGCAGACAGACCAGCTCGATACTCCAGGCTCTTCACGCATTGCTGAAGGTACTGACTACATCGAGCCAACTGTATCTGGTGGTACCGGTAGTCCTGCTGTTGGCGATCGCTTTGCACGCACTGGTCCATACCGCACACGTCTGGGTAACTACACTCAGATCAACGGTAAGACTATTGCTGTATCAGGCACACGCCGTGCAGTAGACCAGGCAGGTATTGCTGATGAATACGCATACCAGCTAAAGAAGCGCGGTACTGAATTGCGTCGTGACGTTGAGCACGATATGGTTCACTCATTCAACGTATCTGCAGCTGTCGGTGTTCAGGGTAACACTGCACGTTCTGCTGGTGGCTACCAGTCATTCATCAACTCAGCTGATACTGTAGTATACGCTGGTCAGTGGGCAGCTCCTGCTACTACTGGTGATGGTACTCAAGTTGTTCGTTCATCCTTGACAACAACTGCCGCCCCAACAGAAGGCTCATTGTCTCTGTCCGATATTGATGCTGTTATGCAGAAGATTTACGAGCAAGGTGGTAAGGCTACTAAAGTTATGCTTTCACCAAAACTGCGCCGTGACTTCTCTGACCTAGTACAGGCTTCTTCAAATGTTCAGCGTAACATTGATGAGTCAGGAAAGCTGCGTCAGTCTGTTGATGTATACATGTCTGACTTTGGAGATCTCATGGTAGTTCCTAACTACATCATGGGTCTTGCTAATCAAGTCCAGTTCATCAACTCAAACGCTTCTCCTGCAGACCTTGCATCGACTACTAACGTAGCTGACTTCTCTGCATTGATCTATGATCCAATGTGGTTCAATATTGCTACACTTCGTCCTATGCAGGAAGTTGATGTAGGCCAGAAGGGTGACTCAACTGTCGGTATGATGGTTGAAGAAACTACACTGGAAGTACGTAACCCATCAGGTTGCGGTGCTATCTACGGCTTGAACTAAGC